ATCACATAACATCAGCATACGCAAAGAGAGGTTCAATAGCAGAACCAGATACAATTGATTTTGATGATGACGGGAAAACCCCAGGTCATCAAAACAAAGAAAAGGATACTAAGAAAAAAGGGTATGAACCGGTTAGAGAAAAGAAAAAGTTGAAATATAACGAACCATATGCATTGAGTGGTGGTATCGCTGAATCAACTAATAAAAAATAAAACCTATTATGATAAGATTAAATAAATTACTAAGTGAAGTTCTTCTAAACGAAGGTGGGGCATATGGACATATGAATCATCCATTCGATACTGAAATCAATCTTACATTCGGTCAACTTAAAGATATTGTAAATAAAGCATTAGAAGGAAACTTGGACTTAGCAAGAGAGAAAACTGATGGACAAGCATTGGCTGTAAGTTGGAGAGATGGTAGATTAGTTGCTGCTCGTAACAAAGGACACTTAAAAAACAAAGGTGAAAACGCTTTGGATATAAAAGGTGTAGCTACTAAGTTTGCTGGTAGAGGTGAATTAGAAAAGGCATATAACTTTGCTATGAATGATTTATCAAAAGCAATAAAATCACTTTCTGAAAAACAAAGAGATAAAATCTTTAAAGGTGGTGCATGTTTTATGAACTTAGAAGTAATATACCCAACCTCAGTAAATGTAATACCATATGGACAAGCTCTATTAGTATTTCATGGTACTATGGAATTCAATGAAGAAGGTATCGCTATTGGTGAGAATCAAGATGCAGCTAAGATACTTGCTGGAATGATTAAGCAAGTAAATCAAGATGTACAATCAGCATACACAATATCAGGTCCACCTATCAACGTATTACCTAAGAGTAAGGATTTAACTTCTCTAAAAGGAAAGTACAATTCAAAAATAGGAAAACTACAATCAAAGTTTAAGTTAAAAGATAATGATGGCATAGCTAATTATCATCAAGCATATTGGATGGATTTCGTAACTAAGAAATCACCAACTAAATTAGATAATAGAGTTTTAATGGGATTAGTTAAGAGATGGGCTTTCTATGATAAATCATTTAGATTAGATAAGAAGAATTTCGAAGATGTTAAAACATTAGAATGGGCAAAGGGAATTGATAAGAATGACCATGCTAAGATGGCTAAAGATAACATTAGACCATTTGAAGATATCTTCTTAGGTATCGGAGCAGATATACTTTCATTTATGAGTTCAGTACTTGCAGCTAACCCTGATAAGGCAATTAGGGATATGAAAAAGAGGTTAGATAAAACTATCATTGATGTTCGAAAGAGTGGTGATGAAAAGAAGATAGCTAAACTTAAAATGGAACTACAAAGATTAAAGGCAATTGGTGGTAAGGATAAAATCGTTCCTAATGAGGGAATTGTATTTGTGTACAATGGTAAGACTTTCAAATTAACCGGAACGTTCGCACCACTTAATCAGATACTTGGTTTATTTTACGAATAGTAAAAAACTCAATACTTATATATATAAGTATATAATAGGTTATGGGAGATAGTAAAAAATTTAGTAGAAAGTTCATGCATCCAACTCGTAGAAAGTTGGCTGATATGGTACAAACTGGTGAGTATGCAAAAAATACTCAAATCGCATTCTCTGATATAAAGGAAGAAGAAAGCAAACGTGAAGTCGGGGATATTTGGAATGATTCGGATGGCAACGTTTGGGAACAAAAGGATTTTGGTAAAGTAAAATCATCCAAAATGTCAAATGTAATGTCTGAGTTAAGAAAACACATTGAATCATTACATCAATGTAAAGCTGATGATTGTGATGTTAGTGGTAAATTTTCAAACTCTGATAAAAAGTTAATTTCTAAAACTGGTTATTGTGCTGGTTGTTTAGCAAAAAGAGAACTTATTATAAAATTGGATGGTAATTGGGAAGCCTATGAAGAATATAGGATATATTCTAATATGGCTGATTATGGAACTGATGTTATAGAAAAGTGGAATCAAGCTCTTAGTGAAGTTGGTAACGTTCATGAATATGTAAATGATAATGGTTCCGTTGAAAAGTGGCAATCCAATGATGATGTTCAGACTTTAAAAGCTCAGATAGAAACCGATATAGCAAATGGTAAGAAGGAACTTACTGAAGTTATCGAAAAGCGTAATAGTGCGTATGAGAAATTAAAGCATAAGAATTATGAGTTGGTTAAGGAAATTTGATTTAAAAACTATTCTAATAATGGCACTATGTGTAGTGTTATTAATGAGAGGTTGTGATAACGAAGATACAAAGGATATAGAAACTGTTGAGGTCGATGGTAAAGATTATGAACTAATAAAACAAACTATCGATACTGTTTTTGTAACTAAGGAAGTAAAGGTTCCAACCTATATACCAAAATACATTACTAAAGTTGAAACAATTGAGGTTGAAATACCGATTGATATCGATACTTTGGCAATTGTAGAAAAGTACTTTTCTACATATCAAGTTAAAGATACATTAAATCTTTCATATGAGTTTCCAAAAGGAGTTACTGATTCATTGGGTAACAAACCATCACCAAATTTAGGATTTGGAATCATAACCGATAATATATCACAAAACTCAATCATCTCCAGAGATGTAGATTGGACATTTCAAATTCCAACAATTTATAATACATCAATCGTAAAGGAATTACCAAAGACTCAATTGTATTGGGGATTAAATGGTGGATTTAATAGAGAAGATGTAATTACTAACATATCCGGTTCGTTATTACTAAAAACTAAGAAAGATAAAATATTCCAATTAGGATTGGGAGTACAAAATAATTCTAATATACAACAACTATCACCATATATTAGTGCTGGTATGTATTGGAAGATATCATTAGGTAAGAAGAAATAATTTATGGCTAAACAATCGTTGAAGGATATAATCAAGTTGGAATATCAGAAGTGTGCTTCTGACCCAATTTATTTTATGAAAAAATATTGTATGATTCAACACCCTGTTAGGGGAAAAATACAATTCCAATTATATCCATTCCAAGAAGATACATTAATTGACTTCAAAGACCATCGTTATAATATAATACTAAAATCCAGACAAACTGGTATATCAACTCTAACCGCTGGGTATTCACTTTGGAAAATGTTATTTAACCAAGACTTCAATGTATTGGTTATTGCAACTAAGCAAGAGGTGGCTAAGAATCTAATTACTAAGATTAGAGTAATGAATCAATACTTACCATCTTGGTTAAAGTTGGAAACAGTAGAAGATAACAAACTATCCTTACGATATTCAAATGGTTCACAAGCCAAAGCAACATCTGCTGCTAGTGATGCGGGTCGTTCGGAAGCGTTATCATTATTAGTATTTGATGAAGCGGCATTTATTGATAAGATTGAAGATATATGGGTATCTGCACAATCTACATTATCTACGGGGGGTAACGCAATTGTGTTATCAACTCCAAATGGTGTGGGTAATTGGTATCATAAAACTTGGGTAGGAGCTGAAGAAGGTAGAAATGATTTCAACACAATCAGATTACATTGGACAGTTCACCCTGAAAGAGACCAAGATTGGAGAGATGAGCAAGAACGATTATTAGGACCAAAAGGAGCAGCACAGGAATGTGATTGTGATTTTGTATCTTCTGGAGATAGTGTTATAGACCCACAACTTTTACAATTCTATAAAGATACGTATGTTCAAGAACCAATTGAGAAAACTGGATTCGATGGTAACCTATGGAAATGGGAATATGCTGATTACAATAAATCTTATATAGTAGTAGCCGATGTCGCTAGAGGGGATGCTTCGGATTTCTCTACCGCACACGTTATTGATGTTGTTACATCAGTTCAGGTAGCTGAATATAAAGGTAAATTAGATACAAAGGATTTTGGAAACTTTTTAGTAGCATTAGCAACTGAATATAACAACGCATTGTTAGTAATTGAAAACGCAAACATAGGATGGGCAACTATCCAACAAGTAATTGATAGAAGTTATACTAATTTATACTACACCGATAAAGATATAAAGTACGTTGATTCTGGTAATCAACATACTAACAAATATCGTTCGCAGGATAAGAACCAAGTAGCAGGGTTCTCCACAACCTCCAGAACAAGACCATTAATCATCTCAAAATTAGAAGAGTACATAAGAGATAAATCAATCACAATACGTTCAGTACGAACGATAGATGAGATGTTTACATTTATATGGAATAATGGTAGAGCTGAGGCAATGAGAGGTTATAACGATGATTTAGTTATGGCACTTGCAATTGGGTTATGGGTTAGGGATACTGCGCTTAGATTAAGACAAGAGGGTGTTGATTTAACTAAACAGGCTATTAACAGTATTTCATCTCATACTTATACAGGTATATATGGTGGTAATGATTCAGATGATAATCCTTGGAAAATGGATGTAGGTGATGGTTCATTTGAGGACTTAACAAATTGGTTATAAATCAATTTTGTTATATTTATATAGTATAGGATTTATTATGGATAATGCAACTAAGCAACTTTACAAAGAGTTCACAAAGGAATTCAAAGCAGACATCATTGAATATGATGTTGAAAACGAGTCTGATTTAAAAGAATTTTTAGAATTCATAAAAGAATATAAGCCGGATATCAACGAAGGTGAGTATCAAGGTAGAGAAGTTAAACTAAACAAACCTATGAGAGGTGATGTTAAGAAGTTTAAGGTGTATGTAAAGAATCCAAAGGGAAATGTTGTAAAGGTAAACTTTGGACATGGTGGAACATCTGCTAAGAAAGCAGGTGAGAAAACAATGCAGATTCAAAAAGATATACCATCAAGAAAGAAAGCATTTAGAGCTAGGCACAATTGTGATACACCCGGTCCAAGAACTGGAGCAAGATATTGGAGTTGTAAAGCGTGGTAAATAAATTAGGATATATTAATAATTTTTCGTATATTTGTAAGATTATTAAATAAACAGAAGTATAATGGCAGAACAGCAAAATAGTTCATTTTTTCAAAAGTTAACAAAACTTTTCTCAACCCAAGCAATCGTAGTTATTGATAAGGATGGTAAGAGGACAGTTAAAGATACGGATGATAGACAACAAGGTAGTACAAATCTTTTAAATTTAAAAGATAGGTACACAAAACTCCAACGTTCATTTGCAGGGCAGCAATCAGCCGCTCAATCAATGGCATATCATCAAGTTCGTAGAGAATTGTTTAGAGATTATGATTCAATGGATAATGACCCTATCATATCATCAGCATTAGATATATACGCAGATGAATCTACATTGAAAAATGAATTCGGTGATGTTATTCAAATTAAAACACAAAATGAAAACGTTAAGGCATTATTAGAGAATCTTTTCTATGATATTCTTAATGTAGAGTTTAACCTTTGGGCTTGGACTCGTAATATGGTAAAGTATGGTGATTTCTACTTATCTATTGAAGTAGCACCAGGGAAAGGAATTATCAATGTACAACCACTTCCAGTTTATGAAACTGAAAGAGTGGAGAATACTGACCCAAACAATCCAAACTATGTAAAGTTTAAAGTTAACCATGACCCTAATGGGAAAGGTGACTATGAGAACTTTGAAATAGCACACTTCAGATTACTATCAGATACAAATTTCCTTCCTTATGGAAAGGCAATGATTGAAAATGGTAGAAGAATATGGAAGCAAGTTTCTTTAATGGAAGATGCAATGTTAATCCATAGAATTATGAGAGCACCTGATAAGAGAGTTTTCAAAATTGATATTGGTAACATACCTCCACAAGAAGTAGATAACTATATGCAGAAGATAATTAACAAAATGAAGAAAACTCCTTTTGTTGATAAGAATACAGGTGATTACAATTTAAAATATAACATCCAAAACTTAACGGAAGATTTCTTCTTACCTGTTAGGGGTGGTGATAGTGGAACTGAAATAGATTCTTTGGGTGGATTACAATATACTGCTATTGAAGATATCGATTACTTAAAGAATAAGTTATTTGCAGCACTTAAAATACCTAAAGCATATTTGGGATATGATGAGAATGTAAATGGTAAAGCAACTCTTGCTGCAGAAGATGTGAGATTCGCTAGAACAATCGAACGAATCCAAAGAACATTAGTATCAGAACTTACAAAACTTGCAGTTGTACATTTAGCAGCACAAGGGCTAGAAGGAACCGAAATGGTTGATTTCGAATTAAACTTAGTTAACCCATCTACAATCTATGAGCAAGAGAAGGTAAATCTTTGGAGTGAGAAAGTAAGATTGGTATCTGATATTACTCAATTGAATATGATTTCAAAAGAATGGGCATATGAGAATATCTTTAATATGAGTAAGGATGAAGCAGACCACCAAAAAACTCAAATGGTTAATGACCTTAAAGATAGATTCAGATATCGTTCTATTGAAGATGAGGGAAGTGACCCAGCAATGGAAACTGAAGCAACTGATGTTGAGAGTGAATTAGAGGAGTTGAAAAACGAACTAAAAGATAAAGGTGGTAGACCAAAGGAAGGTAATACCTATGGTAAAGATAAACACCCATATGGGAGAGACCCGTTAGGTGCTAAGGAAAACCAAAAGGCTTTAAAGAAAACTGAATCTAAGATTGGTAGGGAAGCTAGGAAAGTGGGTAAATTCGCTAAAGAATATGTTAATGGTATATCCCCTCAGAAGAAGGTAATTACTGAAAAAACTGATTTTTTAAGTGATAGTAACTTGTTAGATGAAGAAAAATTTAATAAATAAAATAAAACTTATATTTATATACGATAAACTTTTGTGTAGGAATATATTATTATAGGGCAAAAAACGCAATGAAGAGAGTAAAACATTCAAAATTTAAGAATACCGGTATTCTTTTTGAACTTCTAGTGAGACAAATCACGTTAGAGGTTTTAAATGGTGATACAACGGAAACTGCAAAGACGATAGTAAGCGAATTCTTTTCAGCAAAAACTGAACTGAACAAAGAACTACGTTTATACGACCTTTTATTAAAGGAGAAGTATAAGTCAGAATCAAGAGCAGAAAAGTTCATTGATACTATAAACGAAGCTCATAGTAGAATCAATCAAAAGAATCTACACAAAGAAAAATATAATCTTATTAAAAAGATTAATGAATCATTCAATATGGATGACTTCTTATCTTCACCTATAACAAACTATAAAGTATTAGCTTCAATATATAAAGTATTTGAATCTAAGAACTATGAAAACTATGATGTAAAGGATGTATTTAATTCTAAGATTACATTAATCGAAAACATCACATCAAAGCCAACTAAAATGGTAGAAGCTGTAGAAGCTGATAGGATAGTTGAAAGTTATAAAAAGCAAGATAAGGATTTACGTTTACTTACTTATAAAATCTTAGTAGAAACATTTAATAAAAAGTATTCTAACTTAGATGATAATCAGAAAAACCTATTAAAGGAATACATCAATAACTTATCCAATACAACTGGATTCAAATCTTACATCCAAAAGGAAATCCCTAAGATTATTTCAGAGATGAAATCATTGGGTAAAGCTATAAAAGATAAAGTAACCAAAATCAAATTAGCTGAAACTACATTGGTATTATCCAAAACAAAAATTGGTAAAGTAGTTTCTGATAATCACGTTTCATCATTAATGATTTCATATGAATTAATTAAAGAGTTGAAAAGTAAGGTGAATGGGAAATAATTTAAAAAAATATATTAAGGAGTTAATAGCTGAGATAGAAAATGATGAATTGGATATCGAAGAAGCAACTACATCTGGTGATATAGCCGGATATAATACTCCTAATGCTTTCAAAGGTACCGATGGTACTGATGAAGATGCAGAAACTGATGATGATGTGGTTGATAGAATCAACAAATCTACTGGATATAAAAGAGTAGAGGAAAATCGTTGGCATGAGTTAAAAAAAGATGAATCCTCACCGAAAGCAAAAATTGGTAGAGGAATTTCTAGTGTTAATAAACAACTTGCTGAAATTGAGAAATTCGTAGGATGGTATGGTAAAATCAAAAAAGAGGGAGGATTAGAATCTGACCAATATTGGAAACGTACCCAAAAGAACCTATCTAAAATCAGAGAACGATTAAATAGTGTAGCAACTAAAATACAAAACTTTTAATAGGAAATTATAACTATGAAAATTACTAAAGAACAAATAAAGGAAACTTTAAAATTAGTTATGAATGAAGAAGCTGATTATAAAGTTTTTTTCAAAAAAGCATTAGAGAAAGCTGGTAAGTCAATCCCATCAATGAGTGATGATGAAAAGAAAGAGTTCTTTAATAAGATAGATAGTGCATGGGATGCTAAAGGTGAAGTTAAGGAAGGTAATGCATTTGGAGCAGCTGTAACTAAAGCTAAGGAAGATGGAGATGATGAATTCGAAGTAGATGGTAAAACATTTAAAGTAGAAGAATCTCATTCGGATTGTGGATGTGGTTGTGGTGGTGTAACTGAAGGTGGTTGTGGGGTTCCAAAAAACAAATCAGTAAACGAAAGATATAGTGATTTTATAAAAGCTAAAAATCTTACTGATATTATTAAATTATCAAAACAAAAGAAAAACGCAACATTCTATGTAACCGATGATAACAATTCTCGTATTGGTACATTCTACTTAAAGAATGGTAAGTTTGCAAAAGCAACTACTGCTAACGCAAATTATGATTTACAAAATAGTAAAACTTCATTGAAAAATAGAAATGATGTAATCTATAAATACAAAGTAGATGAATCAGTAAACGAAGCAGCTAGTAAAGAAGCAATGGGTATTGCTGCACTAACTGGGACAAGAGGTTCGGCTGTTGAAGAATTTATTAACAAACATGAATTGGATGGAGGTAAGTTATTCAGAAGTATTAAGAAAGCAAACCTAAGAGGTAGATTAAACTTTGTATCTGCATTAGCTGGTAAAGATGGTAATCCAAATCAAAAACTTACAATCAAACTTCACAAAAAGAAATTTAACGAAGTATTATCAACTGATTTGGCATTTGAGGTAATTACATTTATGGAAAGACCTGTTATGGAAACTATAATGGTAAAAGAGTTTGAGGTAGGTGATGTAGTTGAGATGTTGGTTAATGAAGGTATTAACGATGTATTAACTGAAGGTGTAAAAGCTGAGTTTAATACTTTAGTGGAAACTTACAATAAAAAATAAACGAACGAAATGAAAAATTTAATTATAGAAACTAATTTGTTTAAAGGTAGCGTTAATGAAGATGCTTCTGGTAGAACATTAGTTAAGGGAGTTCTTCAACGTTCTGGTGCAGAAAACCAAAATGGAAGAGTGTACCCAAGAAATATATTAGAGAGAGAGGTAAACAATTACCAAACTCTTATTAAGGAAAGAAGAGCATTGGGTGAATTAGACCATCCTGATTCTTCTGTAATTAACCTAAAGAATGTTTCTCATAATATAAGAGAGATTCACTGGGAAGGTGATGATGTAGTAGGTACAGTTGAAATACTACCAACTCCATCTGGTAACATCTTAAAAGAATTACTAAGAGCTGGTATCCTATTAGGTATCTCATCAAGAGGTATGGGTTCAGTTACTAATATTGGAGAAGGTAAAGTAAAGGTAGAGCCTGATTTCGAACTAATTGGTTGGGATTTTGTTTCTAACCCATCTACACATGGTGCATTTATGACACCTATGAATGAATCAGTAGTAAAAAGTATTGGTACTGATGTTTGTGGTGATTTTTGTAAAGCAGAAAATTTAATGAGAGAAATAATAACGGAATTATCATAATGAAAAAAGGATTTGACATATACAAATACGTTTCTGAAACCAAAATAGAATTTAAGCAAGATTCTAAACAAGGTACAAGCGTAAGTAAAGGATACAATGATATCCGTAAAACTAATATTAACTCTGTAAAGGTTGTTGATGGTAAATTCAGTTTATCTGAATCACTTGAAGCTAACAGACCTTTATCAAATGAAGTTAAAAAACACTTTTTAGAAGTTATCTCAACTTACAAAAGTTTTGATGAACAAATGAAAAGAAAATCTGATATCGTAGAGGTAGCAGAAACTTTAGGTGGAATCGTAGAAGCTTCTAAGGCATTGCTATTAGGAGAATCTGATGATTGGTTCGATAAGGTAACGATTAAACGTAACCTAAGTGAATTGGAGAAGATGGATAAATCATTCGAAAAGATTGCTTCAGAAGCAAGACAAATGGATGAGAGGTTAGGTGCTCTATATGAAGATATGGGTAACATTTTAAATAGATATTACGAAATGGCTGATTTAGATATTGAAGAAGCTAATAGAAGATTAGGAAAAAAATAATAAATTACTACTATGATAAAGTTAACAGACTTACTAAACGAATCAACACCAGGATTTGATAAAAGAAAATTTGGTGATGCACTACCTACATTAGATAGTGTTACAAAAGCACATCAAGCTAAATTAAAATTAGCTGAGTTAATGAAGGAAGAATCATTTACAGCAGTAAACAAAGATAGTGGTAAAGTATCTGTATTCAATACTAAAGATGCTAGAGATGCAGCTGTAAAATCTGGAACTCACGATAAAAAAGAAGATGAGGCAGAGAAGGGAGGTGATTCTGCCGGTGAAACGGAGAAACCTAATATGTTCTCTAAAGATGCCGGTTATGATGCACCTACTGATTCTAAAGAAGAACCTAAAAAAACACAAGGGAAGCTTTCTAAATTTATTTATGGTGATGATGATAAGAAGTCAGATGTAGTAGCAAAGCCGGAGGGTAAGCCTGATTTATCTAAATACTCATCAGCCGATGAAGATTACTTCACAAAAGATGCAGCAAGTATTAGTACGATATATGATGATAAATTAACTATTGATGATTTACAAAATGTATTTAAAGCTAAAGGATATGGTGATGTTACTGATTCAACTCTTGATGATATAGTAGATAAGTATAATGATGATGAGGATATGCGAGACCGTTTTAAAGATAATGGTATTAATAAAGTTAAACTTAAAAAAAGAATTAAAGCTTTAAAATCTCAATTACAATCTAAACCATCTGCAACTAAAAAAGAAGAACCTAAGAAAGATACACCTACTAAAGATTCAACTCAACAAAGAGCTGGAAATACTGAGGTAAATAAATCAGTTAGAAATCAAGCTAAGAAATTAGGTATCACTCCTGCTAAGTTAGGTAAGGAAGAATATCAGAAAGTAATGGTAGGTGCAGCATATGAAGCACTTACTGATTCAAACTTCTCAACTGAAGCAAGACAACTATTGGCAGTTATTACTGGTGATGAGAAATTAGCTGAAAAGCCTGATTACCCATCTATGAGTGATGAGGATTTCGATACGAAGATTGCACAAATCAGAAAAGATAGAGAAGCTGGTGATATTTATACAACACCTGAAAATGATAAAGCATCTGAATTAGGTCAACACTCATCAAGCGAATCGTCTTGGAGTGGAGCTGATGCAATTGATGCAATCGCTTTTGATTTGAAAATGAATGGTTATAAAGATTTAGCAGCAAAAATACAATCAGTAATCAAAGAAGATTAATACTATGAAAGAACAACTTAGAAAAATCGTAAGAGAGATAATGAGAGAAATATCTATCTCTGAATTGGATGAAGTTCAATCACCAGCTCAAAAAGCAGCATTTGAAAAAATGTTAGCTAAGAAAGATGGTAAAGATGTTTCTGATGATAGTGAAGAAGAAAAGGAAGAAGTTAAAGAATCAATCATCAACGAAGGTTTTGGTGTATGGGAAATGACTTTTGCTGATATGAATCTTAATGGTGTTAAATTATCTAAAAAGAATAAATATAAAGTGAAAGCACGAAATACTGTTGAAGCTATTAAGAAAGCAGCTAAAATGGCTGGTGTTAAGGATGGTGATTGGATTGCTACCAATACACATTCTTTAAATAAGATAGGATAATACTTCTTAAATTTAAAACATAAAAGAAAAGATGGTTTATCCATCTTTTTTTGTGCTTTATAAAAAAACTAAAGAAAATACTATATATTTTTTAGTGTTTTCTTAACTTCGTTATATTTATCATTGTTAATAACCCATCTTTATGGGTTTATTGGTTCATGAATACTAACTTTTAATGTTTAGTGACCGAACGACCAATTTACAACTATTCTACATTGGGGTTCCCAAATAACTTCAGAAATTTATTAAAAAAGGTAAAGTAAATGGCAAATTCAAGATTGTTAAAAGAAGCAATTGCTGATGCCAAAGCTGTAAGAGAAACCGCTATCGCTAACGCTAAAATCGCATTAGAGGAAGCTTTCACTCCACGTTTACAATCTATCCTATCAAAGAAGCTAACTGCTGAAATGGAAGGTGAAGATGAAGAAACTATGGAAGAGGGAGACCACTCAAATGAGGAAGAAGTTGAAGATGAGGTAGCTGTTGAAGAAACAGTTGAGGTAACAACAGAAGCTGAAGAAGTTGAATCTGATGAAGATTCAATTGAAGAAGGTGAAGGTTCTATTGAGGACCCAACTAACGCAGATGATGCTACTATCTCTGAAGAAGAAGAAATCGAATCGGAAGATGAGATTGAAGAATCTGAAGAAGAAGTAGAGGAAGATGAGTTAGATTTGGAATCTATCATTAGAGAATTGGAAGCAGGATTAGAAGGAGAAGAAGAAATCGAAGAATCTGAAGAAGAGGAAATCGAAGAAACTGAAGAAGAAGAATCTGTGGAAGAAGAAATGGAAGCTGAAGAAGAAGAAGCTGAAGTATCAGAAGAAGAAGAAGATGAATCAGAAGTAGCAGAAATGCACGATGATGAAGCTTCAGAAGAAGAAGATATGGATGATGAAATCGACTTAGAAGAAATTTTAAGAGAAATGGGATACGGAGATGATGAAGAAGTTGAGGAATTACAGGAAGAAGAAGAAGATAAAACTGCTGAATTAGAAGCAGATTTAGATGAAGCTTTAAAAACTGTTAAATCACTTCAATCTACTATCAACGAAGTAAACTTATTAAATGCAAAGTTATTATACGCTAATAGATTGTTCAGAGGTTATAACCTAACTAACGAACAAAAAACTAAAGTTGTAGAAAACTTAGACAGAACTAGTTCTGTTAGAGAAGTAAAATTGGTTTACGCAACGTTAGCTGAATCGATGAATTTCACAGGTACTGAGAAGAAAACTAAAAGAGTTGTAGCAGAATCTGCTGCATCTAAGCCAGTTGCTTCAACAGCTCCTAAGAAAGATATCATTTCGGAGAACACAAACAATATGGCTAACAGGTTCAAAGAACTTGCTAACATTAAGTAATTATTAACAACAAACATTAAAAAAAGAAAATAAAATGGCAAATTTTGATTTATCTAAGTTAATGGAAGGAAAGAACCCACAACAAGTGATGTTGTCTGAAACAAGACAATTGAAAAGTAAATGGGATGCAACTGGACTTTTAGAAGGCTTAAACACAAAAGAGCAAGGCGCGATGGCGGTTATGCTTGAAAACCAAGCAAAACAATTGCTTGATGAGGCAACTCAAACTGGAACTGCAGCTAGCTCGGAAGAGTGGAGTGGTGTAGCACTTCCTTTAGTAAGAAGAATCTTTGGCGAGATTGCTTCTAAAGAATTCGTTAGTGTACAACCTATGAACTTACCTTCTGGTCTTGTATTCTATCTAGATTTTAAATATGGTACTGCACAAGGTGGTAACCCTGCATTCTCTGGTCAATCACTTTTCGGTGGTTCTGGTGCTGATGCTGGTTCAACTGATTCTGCAACCAATGGATTATACGGAGAAGGAAGATTCGGATATACTTCTAATGATGTAACTGCTTCTTATTTAGCAGCAACACAAGGATTTGTATCGGCATCTTGGGCTGATGTAGGATTTGATTCTAACTTATCTGCATCTGTTGCAGCTGGTGAAGTAATTAAAGTTACTGTTGCTGCTCCTGCAACTGCTGATGTAGATGGTGTACGTTCATTCAACATCGCTTCTTCAGAGATTGCGGCTAACTTAAACCAATTCCATAGTGTATCTGGTGCTAATTTAGTATTAATCGTTTCTGGTGCTGCTGATTTAGGTACTAATGCTGGAAAAGGTAACGCTGAAGCTACTTTATCTTACTCAGTAGTTCCTACTGATTACGCTAGAGGTGATTTTGAAGATGGTAAAAATGCTGGACAAGTAGCTAACGCTGCTGGGGTAATTGGAACATCAATTGATATTCCTGAAGTAGATTTAGAATTGAAATCTGAAGCAATTGTTGCTAAGACTAGAAAACTAAAAGCTGTATGGACTCCAGAATTGGCGCAAGATTTAAACGCTTATCATTCAATTGATGCTGAAGCTGAATTAACTGCTATGTTATCTGATTATATCTCTTTAGAGATTGATTTAGAAATCTTAGATATGTTAAAATCTAACGCTTTAACAACTGAGTACTGGTCGGCTACTATCGGTGAAGAGTACAACTCTGCAACTGGTGTATGGTCTGGTGCTACTGCTGGTGTTGCTTATCAAAAGAACACTTGGTTCCAAACTTTAGGTACTAAATTAAACAAAGTATCTAATAAGATTCACCAATTGACATTAAGAGGTGGAGCTAACTTCGTTGTTGCTTCTCCTGATGTATGTACAATTTTAGAATCTATCCCTGGATTTACTGTATCTGCTGATAAAGATGCTACATCTTTCGCAGCTGGTGTTACAACTGTTGGTGCAATCGCTAATAGATACACTGTGTACAAAAATCCTTATATGACTTCTAACGAAATGTTATTAGGATTCAGAGGTTCTAACTTCTTGGAAACTGGAGCAGTTTATGCACCTTACGTTCCATTAATTATGACTCCATTAGTGTATGACCCAACTAACTTCACACCAAGACGTGGGGTTATGACGAGATACGCTAAGAAGATGGTAAGACCAGAATATTACGGTCGTATCTTTATTAAAGATTTAGCTAACGTATAATCGTTAATTAATTCAATAAATTAGAGGGGTAGGAAACTATCCCTCTTTTTTTATGCTTTGTAACTGTCTGACTATCAGACATCTATGATAGTGAACACGTAAACAAATTAATGAGTTATGTATAGATTCCATATTTAAAAAACCTATTCTTCTTTTTCTTTATATTTATAGATAAGTTAAACAATATAGGAATAGATAAATGGCAGTAGAATACATATATCCGGGCTCATCATCCTTTTCTGAGGGACAAACTCCATTTGGTACATTTGATACTGATGCAATATTTCAAGCCGATGCACCGAAAATAGCTAATTGGTGTGCTAAAAGACTTGGATACCCAATACAAAACGTTGAATTAGTTGATGAAAGTTTTTATTCATGCTTCGAAGAGGCAACCGCTGAATATGCTGCACAAGTAAATCAATTTAATATCAGAAATAATCTCGATGTACTTAAAGGAGTACCAACGGGAACCAATTATTCACAAAAATTAGTAGAAGGTTCGATTTTACCAACATTGATTGGTATTTCGGATGCTTATGGTACTTTAGCTGGTGTGGGTGGTAATACTGATGTAAAAAGTGGTTCTATTGATGTAGTAGCTGGACAACAAACTTATGATTTAGATGTATTCGCTAGTTCATCTGAAGGTGGTAATCGTATTGATGTAGTAAAGGTGTTCTTTGAAGCACCACCAGCATCAGCGAGATTCTTTGACCCATATGCCGGAAGTGGACAGGGTACTATGCAGATGATGGATGAATTTGGATTTGGTGGAATGTCACCAGCATCACAATTTGTTATGATGCCTGTATATCAGGATATGTTACGAATGCAAGCAATTGAATTTAATGACCAAATAAGAAAATCAGCACACTCATTTAATATCACAAATAATAAATTACAAATATTTCCAATACCAGCAAACGATGAGAAAATGTGGTTTGAATACTTTGTAAGAAAAGAATTTATAGAAAATTCAACAAACGTACAATCGGATGTAGTATCTGATTATTCAAATATTGGATATAATTTCATTCCTTACTCATTTATAAATGATGTAGGTAAGCAATGGATTAGAAAATATACACTTGCACTTACTAAGGAATTATTAGGAGCAATTAGAGAAAAATATAGTTCGGTTCCAATTCCAGGTTCTGAAATTTCGTTAGATGGCGGAGCGCTAAGAGCAGAAGCTTCAAGTGAGAAAGATGCATTGGTAGAACAACTTAGAGAAAACTTGGATGAGTTAAGTAGAAAAAATCAATTTGAAATTAGGAACAATGAATCTAACTTTCAACAAGAGATGTTGAGAAAAGTTCCATTAGCAATATACGTAGGATAAGAATATGCCAAGATTTGCGTTAGATAGAGATATAAGATTCTTTGAAGGAATCTCAAAGGAATTAGTGGATGCGGTTATAGAAACAACTGTAATCCTATTTAAACTTGCCATTGAGGATTTATCAACAAATCTATATGGGGAATCCCTAAATAAAACATATTATCAGGGTACACAATGTTCTGCTGTAATTGATAGGGATGATACTACTACTTCTTATGAAGGATTCGGACCTGATTCGGGTCAAAGTGTAGAATTTAGATTTAATCGTATTACATTGAAGGATAAGGGATTCTACCCAGAAATAGGGGATATCATTTCCCACAATGATGCATACTTTGAAATTGATAACGTAAAAGAGGACCAATTAATTGGAGGGCAGAGTGGTGAGAAATTCTCAATATTATGTTCAGCATTTATGACACGAAAAAGTTCAATTCAAACTGAAATGAGAGTTATCTAATGAATAAAAGAGAAACAAATAGAGCAAATCAAATGAGTATTAGTAAGGAGTTCACTAAAGGTGTGAAACTTATTGATATTGATACGACTATTGCTGAATATATGGTAGACTCCATTATTCCAAATGTAGAAGAAAATGGTAATCAAGTTAAGGTACCTCTTTTATATGGAAACGCTGAAAGATGGAATAATGCAAGAACAAAAGGATATCTAAGAGATAGCAGGGGTAAGATTCAATTACCTTTAGTAATGTTTAAACGAAATTCTATCGATAGACAGGATGGAATGGCTCAGTTTAAAGATGTAAATACTTTACCAGCTTACAAAAAGTATTCGCAGAAAAACAAATATGAAAGATTCAGTTTACAAGTAGGTGCATCTAAGGCATTGGAGCAATATGAAATATCGGTACCCGATTATGTTACTGTTACCTATGAGGTGATGGTATGGACATCATTCACCGAACATATGAACGCTATTATTGAACAATTTCAATATGCAACCGATAGATATTGGGGAACTGATAGTGGATATAAATTTAGAACACGTATTGATTCATTTGATAATCAACAAGAAGTAGGTGAAGGTTCTGAGAGAGTAATTAGAACATCATTTACAATGGTGACTAACGCTTACTTATTACCTGAAACATTTGATGATAAGCCAACTGTTAAAAAATCATTCACTCCAAAGAAAGTAGTATGGGGTATTGAAACTGATTTAACTGGTACATCATTTTCAAATCCTAACATTTACAACGAATATCAATCAGTAATTGATTTTGTTGCAACTAGAAGCTCACAAAGTGGGGGTTTTGTTGATTATAGAACTATTAC